CCGATTGTGTTGGCTATCTCCACTAGCTGTCCCATTATCTTTTTTTGCTCAGATAAACCATGATCATGAACTTCTATAAAATAATTCTCTTTGCCAACTATCTCCTGCATCTTAGCTGCAGAACTAAGCGCAAAGTTATAGTCGCCCCTTAATAACGCCTGAGCAACTTCTCCGTTGAGACAACCGGAAAGAACAATTAGTCCCTCACTATGCTCAGATATTAGATCGTGATCCACTCTTGGCTTAACATAATATCCCTCTAGATAAGAGCGAGAAGAAATCTTTATAAGATTTTTATAGCCGATATTATTTTTAGCTAAGACAGTAAGATGATAAGGGCCTCGCTGCTCCCACTCATTTTTAGCGGGACCAGATCTTTCCTCTTCATCTCTGTCAAACCTAGTTTTTCTAGCCTGATACAACTCAGATCCAAGTATTGGCTTAACACCAACAGCTGTGCCTGCATCATAAAAATCTAACCATGAATGGATATTTCCATGATCAGTAGTTGCTATACCAGACATACCAAGGCTCTTGGCTCTATCAAGATATTGTTCTATATCACCATGACCATCCAACATAGAGTAGACAGTATGATTATGTAGATTAGTCCAATTTTTCACGAAATTCCTCTACCGCCATCAGAATCTTTAAGAGCTTCATCTCTTATTTCCCGATACGTAATAATTACTACGCCCCCACAATACTTACATGGGACCGGCTTACCCTCTTGAGCAAAAGGGCTCTTGTACATATAGCTATCAGGCTGATCTGAATGACACTCAGAACAAACACCAACAACATCATCTGGATTCTCTATCGCCATTGTCTACCCCCTTTCTGATACTCACATAAGCAAACCTAATAGGTGACGGAGAAGACGGCTCGTCTGTCTCAACATATCTATCACCTATCTTAATCCACTTATTCTTTCTCTCCAAAGAACAATCACCACAACCAACGCCAGCAGCATTTGCCCTATCACAAGTAAAGGGTCTGCCGCCTATGCCTAACTGTCTTCTTCTAATCCAATCATTTATATGACTATTACTTTTCTCCACATTGTAGTCATCACAATGACTTAAAATAGTATGAAGAAACTTTATTGAGTCCTCGTTATAGGAAAGTATCGAACACAGGAAAAGTCTAGCTTCGTGCTCTAAAAACTTAGTGTCTATAGCTTGTTGCCACAATCTTTTAATTGCAGGACAGCTCTCCAAAAGTCTTTTGGGTGTAAATTCCTTATCGTAGTCTTTGTACTCTTTAAATGCTGTAGATCCATGCTTATTAAAATAAGCCATAAAATCCTTAGATCTTTCCTTATCTATTTCTAAATCATAAATGTGCTCACGAAACCACTCATTTGACTTAGGGTCAAAAGATTGCTCCTGAACAACATTATCTGATTCACCCGAACAGAAATCCTTAATTACATCTATACCAGATCTGAACACATCCTCTGACAAAAGGTTCTTATACAGTCCGGTATCTTGATGAATAGACCCCTCAAGTCTCCACATTCTTCTAGCATCGTATACGCTAAAATCTAGACTTTCTAGAGATAATTTATTTTGCATCTTTCCAGCAATCCATCTATATATGTTGGGAAGATTGTTGGACGGATTGACCCCAAGAGTTACTGCTTCACATTCTATATGAAAACCTTTTTTACCAGTAAAGTATATCAAGACTGCTGTATCTGGTATGAAAGAAACTAAATACTCATAGAGTCTCAAGCATTCTGAATAAGACTTTGATATGTCTTCGTTATCTATATCAAAGTATAGCGAACCTAATCTGACAGAATTATCTATATCATTAGAGTTATAGTGCCATATGGAAGTATATAAACCAGTATTCTTATTTTCTTCTCTGAACTTAGGTATATCATCAAGATCTATGAGAACAGGAAGATCTCCGTCTTTGACCCTAATAACTCTAGACAGAGACGGAACATATCTGGCTATCTCAACTTTTCTCCACTGATACAAATACTTACTAGAATCTAAAGGTATCTTCATTTAATTGCAACCCTAACTTCATCTTCACCAATATTAACACGTATTGGCTCGTCAGTAAAGTTTTCAGAATGAGATCTATAATAAGATGACTCTTTTATAATCCAGTCCAAATGGCTTATAAGGTAATACCTATTAGCTATTCTTTGGCTCTTGGTTTTTTCTCCACTTTTCATTAATCAATTCACTATCTTCAATATATAAATGTATTTTACTAGCAACATTGTCAGCTAAGTGGACAATGTAATCTAAATAAGTTATAGGATAAGTTTCTGGAACCGGTGACCAAGGCCCCAAATGGCATCTAACCAATCTAAGTATAGTATGAACAGCCTCTTCATTCAAAAAGAGCGTTGTAGAAGATCCGTCACTAGAAAAATCTTTATCATATTCAATAGACTTCTTAACTAAGGATTCTACAGTGTAAGGATGCATGGGGTCATAATGAAACATTTCGCTATCACTAGAACTAATGCCCTTGGTTACATCATGTAAAATGCATGCTGCGATCACCATGTCTCTTTCCTCTACGGTAACCGTATAGGAATCACATATCGAATTAGCAATTCTTACCACACGCTTTGTGTGTAAAAGATTTCCACCCTCACCGTGCTCATCTGGTGGATGATACTTTCCAGAAAAACTAGAGGGTATAGTCCAAAAGGATTTTGCTTTTAAAAGAACAGATCTAACGAAAGACTTAACATCTTCATTGTCAATCATATTAATTTCATCCAAAATAGGATGAAGAATTTCATTCTCTTGTTCCTCAAAACCTTCAGAACCAGAATCTATAATTTCATCTAACATATTTTTTGGCATATCATCTCCAACCATTCCACTTTGAGCAAGGCTCATCAAACGGGCACTTTTTACAGTAAGGTGTCAGTCCTCTTCTTGGAACAAAAACTTCTTTCTCAAAAATAACATCACCCCAATATTCAAGAGAATCTACATCCTCTTGACTTATTTCATATTCTGTAAATTTAAGATTATCTGATAACAAATCTATATATCCAAATTTAGTTGAATCTATCTTAAAAGGATGACGATTCTTAAAACCTACATACATCGTCGCAAAGTCAACTTGATACATAAATCTATTAGCTGTTCTATAGTTAAATAAAAACTTTACAACGTAATTAAAACCATCCTTATAATAAATCAAATCAAAAGTATCTTCAACCCTAACATTTTTATTAACAACTGCAGTATAGTCTTCACTTATAGCAATAGGTATAAGATTGTAATCAGAATATTTTTCATGAAAATTTAAAAGCACAGAAGAAGCTTTGGTCGTAAGACTGGCAACGTTGCCATAGGCACTTTCGTGCTGCTCTGTTATTATATCATAAGAATCCATGTTCTTAGGAAACCAAAGCTTCTCCCACCTATTCAGCAGCGAAGAAAACGATGGCGATATACCAGCTTGCTTCTTGTACCAAAAGTAATACAATATGTTTTTAATAGTTGACTCAAACCTAGAGGTATAAATATCCCTAGAATATAACTTTTCAGGAAGCTGCTCTACATACCTATAATCATAAAGGCGTTCACATGTTTGAAAATCTTTTATCGAATCTGTAGTCAAAGAAAGCATTAGTCAAACCCCCCTCCATTTAAAAGATTATTAAAAGCAGAAGACTCTAAATACGAACTATCTCTCACAACCTCATATTCCTCATAGATCTTTTTGCTATCAACGTAACGAACCAAGGGTGGATCGTATGTAAATGAAGATCCAGTAATTCTATTCTTAGGAATTTGCAACTGCATTATATTTTCATCTTCGGTTTCATCGTCTGTAGCCAACCGCTTTTCCGTAATAAATATCGTGACGGCACATTTCTGCTGAATAGCAAGAGAGCCGCCAGTATCAGACTGCTGCACAACTTCTCTCTTCTCCTTCATGCGATTAGCGTTTTCCTGGGCGGTGATAATTAAAACACAGTTCATATCTCTGGCAAGCTTTTCAAGCTTAACCATCATTTCCTCAAACTCACCCCATCTTGGCTTACCCTTGCCCTTGGTAAACATTGATTGAATAGTATCTATAATCACAACATCTGGAATATCTTTATTTGTGCCAATCAGCTCTCTAAGCCAAAACTCAAGGTCCTCAAAATAAGGAGTATCTGGATCGTGCCTAACCATAAGACGATCCCCCCACTGAGAAAGTTTATCTTGAAATATCTTTATGTTATTTTTTTTCTGTTCATCAGACCACTTATCGGCCTCAGAATAAACATTCTCACCAAGAATTTGCGTCATAAGGATTCTCTCCCAGTGACCTACAGCCTCCTCAAAGTTCACATATAAAACACGATACCCGGTGTCCAGCCAATGATTCGCAAGACACTTAGCGAAGGTGCTCTTACCTTTGCCTGATGGCGCTATAACTGCATGTACAGCGCCCTTAAAGAAGCCACCCTCATCCGTATACCCCATAGCCCTATTGAGAGATCTAAATTGAGTAGGAACGAAATCAGGTATGTCTAAAAGGCGAATAGCTCTAGCCGAAATATCATTAGCAGTAGTGATATCATCAAAAGGATTTCTCTTAACAAGAGACTCAATATCATTGATCTGAGAAGTTAAAAAAGATATTCTTGATATATCTTCATCACTACGCAGACCTTTTTTGGAAACTAGTATTCTCAGCTCTTCTAGATAATTAGATTGCTTTTTCTTTTTTGCCTTGTGCTTTATAAGCTCAACCAAAGCTTCTTTCGTAGAAGTCTCCATGTCTGAGATGTAAGACATCATGACGCCTACACCCTCAGAACCACCAAGAGCAGAATATATATCTGTTTCTTGAGATAACCAAACCTTAAACGCATTGGGATCAACTATATCGAGACCAGTAGACCTATGATATGAAATCAGAGCAGAATAAAACTCATGAATACCCTTTTCACCATGAACAATACCAACCACATCATCCGGTAAGTTCTCGTTAAAAAACGGTACTGCACCCTGCTCCTTGAAGCAGAGTGCAAATACCTGATACTCTAAGTTTGTTTCCTCAACCCCAACCTCTTCATCTATTGCCATCAAGTTTAGAGTCCTTCATTTTTCTATAGATACTTTTACGATACTCAGAATTCTTCTTCTTCATATCTTGATAGAAGTCGGAATTTACAACTGAATACTTTTTCTTTTTAGCAAGAGGCTCTATAGGAGTGTCTCTTATAGCATCTAACATTCTATCATAAACAATCTGCTCAGTTAAGGAATCATTGTATCTAAATACAACTAGGGCAATACCGTTATCGTGACAGTACCGAGCCTTTATCTCGTCTCTTTTCTGAGCTTCATCAAAATCATACTTAGATTCAAAAAATCTACTTGTATAATAAAAGTGTTGACGGCCATGATACTCTGCTGCAAGTTTGAATCTAGGACAATAAACATCAAGTTTCATTTTATTACCAAGGTGAAACTCATTAATGATCTCTTCGCCCGGCAAAAGCTTTTGCATTATATTAGTTAGAGCAGCCTGACCTCTAGACATTTTTCTTCTAGAGTCTTTAAGCCAAGACAAACCATGATTGTTAATCATTTTATTAACTTCAGAAATTGATAAATCCATTTCTTTAGCTATTGCAGAAACAGATAAATTAGTTTCAAAGAGTAGATCCGTAAGAAAATCTATGTCATCTAAATCCACTCTACCATGATTCTTTCTACTCTTACTCATGACACCTTTTGCTTAGAGCCCTTGCTGATTGTTAACATTTTACCAAGATCTATTATTGAAACGTTAAGGTTCTTCCAAACCTTAGGTAACAAACCGAGACCAAATACTCCACAATCAAGAAGACAGTAATCTAACTCACCATCCAACTCAGCCAACTGAGCATAAACGTCGTCTAACCTATTGTAGTAGTTAGAGTAAGGAATGTTTATTACATGAATATTGTGGCCGAAGTGTCTTGCCGCCATCTTTTTATCATGAAATGTTACGATAGCAGACTTTGAATACTTGATGTAAAAATCTACAATAGAAGAAATTACATCCCTATCATTAAGATAGAAATACTCAAATATATTTGAATAATAATACTCTCCTCCTTTATGTAGACCAATCTTATAATGCCTATTGGCATCAATATCAGACTGCAGAGAATGAGATACAGCTTTCATAATATTCTTATCCGTGCTCTTTAAAGAATTAACTACATTCTTAGCAAAGAAGTTAGGAAAAGAATTCTCGCTGTTTTTGCTGAGCGCAACTATTGAAGCTTTTGGTACGTTGATGTACGCAAACTTCTGCTTATTGCTCATTGCATACGTTAAATTTATAAGGGATTGTTTAGGGTCTAAAAAAGTCATTTCTACTCCCGTCAGATACCAAATGAACCCCAGCTAATTAACACCGGGTTCTCATCTACTATTGAATTAATATGATTTAAATTATGAAATTTACCTCCGTCAATATTTGAGTATCTCTCATACTTAGACTGCTTATCTTCATCTCTTATATATCCCAGATGCTGCATAACGAGATTGGAATCTATCCAGAAATTTCTCTTACTGATCCAACCTCTCACATATGTTGGCTCTGAACCACAAGCTAACTCACGATTCAAAAATGCTCCACCTTCCATATATCTAAATATTCTACTACTGTTAGTCGGAGCCCAAAGCTTATCTACCCTATACTGCTGTTCGTTCCACATATGATAAAAGCGAACATTAACAACATCAAAAGGTGACAAGTCTAAAACATCTCTAATAACTAAACCTTCTGTATGAAAAAGCTTTTCGTCACAATCAATAGCAACGACCCAATCTCCAACAGAAGCAAACTTTGTTAAATTCGACCAGGCAAACGCTCTCAATTTGCCTTCATGTACATTAAATAACTGCTCAGGTGTTCTAAACACTTCCGCATACTTAGAAGCTATCTCTGGGGTATCGTCATCTGAACAATCATCTGTAAAAATTATTTTATCTACCTGAGTAGATAATCTCTCCAGAACATCTACGAGGAATCTAGAAGATTCGTTTCTGCCTATCATCTGTGCAATTATCATTTTTGCTCCTAAAAACAAGGGAGAGGGAGGCCAAAGCCCCCCCCTCCACAATCAACAGATACCCTCAGGCGGTGAAGTTCTCGCGAGCCTCAACGGCTGTTATGCGATCAACATCAATGTCCTTGTAGAGAAGCTCGCCAGGAACACCGCTAATGGTGCGGCGATTGCTCATCGCAATCTTCTCTGCGTGGGTCTTGTTCTTAGCCTTAACAACTGCTGTCGTAGTAACAGTGAAGTAGTTGAGCTTGTTATCTGTCATTTTCATTCCTTCGTTATTTTTGGTTTGATGGATAGTTTGTCGCGATGTATTCTATCGCTTCTTGCATCGATGATGCAAGTCTTGTTGCCATATATTTTAGGTAAGTTCTTTTTGAGGCTTGGGGAGATGCAAAAACTATTACGGGCTGCCCGTTAGCTTTTGCCCAAGCCATCTCAAAGTCTGTACCTATGTATTGACGATCTGGAATCATGTACTCGACTAATACTATATCAGCTCTCTTCTGAAGAAACAAGTTCTTTTCAACAATTTCTTCTGGAGTTTCATAGTCAGAATCTACAATCGTACAAGGATCAAGAACACCATAGCCCATCCGATGGAGATGCTTAGTAGCAACCTTTCTCCACTCACGACCATAATCTTCATGACCCTCTATTGCTCCGGATAAAAAAACTTTTCTTGACATATCAATCTCTCTCTATGCCTATTATATCACACGCATTCCTAAAAATCTCTCTGCTCGTAGAAAAATGTTTATCTGCGTGTCCGCCAACTTCAGAAGACTTATGCCAACTGTGACCTATTGAAACGGATCCATCATACACCACATTATAGCCTCTGTGTCTAGCAAAATAAGAACACCAAGTCTCTTCATAATAATGAGGTGTAGGCAGAAATGCCCCCACAGCGTTAGGGGCAATTTCCCTATACTCAGGATCATTAGTGAGCGCATCCCATACAGATCTACGAATAAAATACGCAGAACCAGAGACTGTAACACAATTTATTCTATCTCTGTAAAACTCATCTTTAGGATCATGCTCTCTCCACCCCCTATGCTTAGGCGCAAGGTTACTGCCAATAATCCCAGCATGAGTTATAAAACCATTCTCATCTCGCTGCTTAGGGCCAAGAATGTGAATATCGGGATTGTTATCGAATATATCTTGTATCCCTTTAACATCAGAGGAAGACATCCAGACATCAGAGTTTAATAAACCAATTATATCAGACGTAGAATTGTTCGCCATATTATTACAAGCCGCAGAATATCCAACATTTTGATTTTGAAAATATCTAGATATCTCGTATGTAAGACCATTCTGCATAATCCAATCATGACTTTGATCAGTAGATCCATTGTCAGATATATTCAATACCCAACAACGATTATCATAGTCTAGATCAGAATGAAGACAGTCAAGGAATCTTTTAAGAAGATCTCTAGTATTATAATTAACTATACAAAGATCTATCATTGCACAATTTCCGATACTGCCATAGCAAATGCGTCTTCGGGCTCAACACCATCAAGAATCATATAAGAGAAAAATAATTGAGCCTCTAGTATATCTTCGGAATCAAAGAATTCAGTAAACCTATTCATATACTGCTGAAAAGAACTAGTAGTCTCACCAGATTTCATCTTCTTCTTTATCATAATATGTTTCATTCGACTGAACCCTAATGTCATCGGCTATATCTCTCCATGCTTGCGCTGCTTCTTCCTCTTCTTGTTCCGCGGCAAGTGCGTCAAATGTTTCCGCAAGATACATTAGTGTATTATACTGCATAACAACAACCGCATCTCCCGGAAGTAATTTACTAATATGCTTTTTTCTTATCTTACTCATTTTCTTCCTGCTTGTCTACCTTATGTAAAGAAATCTCCTTAGTGTCAGGCTGGTATGTTATGAAAAATATTTTCTTGTCATCTTCAGTTTGCCCCTCTGGAGGAGGACTGCTATGCGCTATCTTAGAAGAAGAGCAGCCATAAACCTGACTGTGGTTATCATATACAACCAGATAATTTAACTTAGATGCTGGCATGAGGTACCTCTTTTACTTTTATCAAACTTTTTTCCAAAAAGTCTTTCACGTCTTTCCAATTATTATATGAATCGTCTCTTAAGTAAAATACTTCCTTCACAGTAGAATTGCAAATTAGTTTAGCACAGTTGAAGCACGGCGGTCCATTAACATACAATTTTTTAGCTCTAGAAGAATAATCGGAATGCAAGAATGCATTAGCTTCTGCGTGAATTGCAATACAGTTGTCATAAACAGATCCACTAGGACTACCCTCTATATACCTAGGGCATCCACCATCTTCACAGTGAACTGCACCTCTTGGGCCACCATTATAGCCCATACCAACGATATGCCCATAATCATCAACAAGAACAGCACAATATTTTTTCTTACCACAAGTAGAAAAAATTCCTGCTGACGCCAAGCACAGGCGCATAAATTGAATATCTTTTCTAGTTATCATATTTACAGTAAAATAGATAAAGCTGCCGCCGCTCCTGCAGCCAAAGAGATGGCAACAGATAGTATCTTAGTAGACCTATCTTCAGCAACCTGATTAAGAAACTGCATACCAATAGCCCAATTTAGCATTAATGTAAATATAATAGTTTTTAGAATAATGTCCATGATTACTGCTCACACAAAAGCATCATGCATACCGGGAAACTGGGTGTAATTAGTTCTCTAACAGCTCTTGCATAATCCTGTATTTCCTTCTGCGAATCCTCTTCTAGTCGCTGGTTCAAGAATAAAGCTATAGACTGCAGGCTACATGACCAGCGATATACTACATGCATTCCATATGCCGCTAAAAATAATCTGGCCTGCTCAGGTGCAACACCATTTTTCATGGCTGAATTATATAACTCTTCACCCTTTTTAACATACTGCTCCAACTCTTCAGTCAAGAAAGAACCAGTAAATGGATCCACTGGACCACCAGACCCCTGCTTCTTATCGTCTGCTGCCAGTCTCCACTCATCTTTAGATGGAATATAAAACTCTGGACTCATAGTCACATATCTTCTAGAAGACTCATTCCAAGAGTCCATAGTATGATCCGAACCAACAACATACTTCCAATGCTGCCTAGCAACCATTATTGGAGCCTTAAATTCAAATGTAGCAAAGGCGTGTCTAAACGGGGACATGTGATTTTCTCTGACCAAAAACTCTAACAGTCTTGCATCTTTCTGAGACATTTCATCAGACTCTTTCAGAAAAGATGCACGCGCCGCATTAACCACAGAAAGATCCGAACCCATAACATCTATAAGTCTAACGTAACCATTACCCAATACGTCTATACTCTTAATGCCCTGATCACTCAAGCTCATCATCACTATCTCCTTCTTCAAAATCCTCTCTATATTCTATCATACATTCATTAAAATCTTCACATATTTTATATATACAACTCAACAAAGAATGATATATGTTATCGTCTCTAAACAAAAGATCTTCTCCATGCTTAACATGAACATACAGCATTTCGGAGACATTTGATACAGCTTCTATCAAAGATTGCTGAACAAGAAGAAGTTCCTGAAACGTAAAAGTTTCTTCTTTCTTAAACGTTTCAGAAATCTTCTTAAGATCTTCAGACGAAACTATCTCAGAAAATCTTTTTTCAAACTCTTCTGACTCAGAACTCATAAGATTATCTTATCGGACAAGCTCCGCCTTCACACTCAAGATCTTCAAGAGAATACTCATTTATCTGGTCAACGAATACAATATCTTTGATCTTAGATTTCATTTTATCATACTCTGATACATCTATCTCCTCATATGGGGCTAGAGCAAATCCATGATCGCTGTGCAAAAGGAATGAAACAGACTTTAACTTATTCTTATAATTCTTTTTCATCCACTCTTGAATTTCGGGCAGCTCTTCCTTGTGGTAATAAACCGTTACAGAAACGTTATTATCAGCCCACTCAGATTGAGCCTTAACAACCCACTCCAACTGCTGGACCGCAGTTAGATCTTTAGCGAGAGTTGCGTGCTCTGGCGTCTCGCATGGGAAAGAAACAACACAAACAGTGTGGTTTTCCTTGCCATCAAGACCAATGTCATACTGAACATCATAACCCTTATCACGGCAATAGTTAACAAGAGGGTCAGCGCTACCCATGCGTACACGACGAATATAATGCTGGGAATAAGCTGGGTGGATTCCCGGTGTTACACCGGCAAGCAAACTAAGAGTTCCTGATGGCTTAACAGTCGTCAACTTAATTGAAGGGTTCATACCCTGCTCACTTGACCATTCCTTATCAAAGGCGCGAAGCTGCTCATAGCACTCACCAACCCAAGACATCTGCTCTTCGGTAGCCTGAAGCCAGCCAGTGATTCCCTGACCAAGGCGGCGGTTCCTAGTGATCACAGCCTGTGACTTAGCGTAAGGATAATCTAGGCTTGTGATTGCCTTCTGCGTCTTGTACAACAGGCGGCTAAGATCAAACAGTTCTTCTTTGCTTTCAATGTTAGGCAAGAAGATTTCAGCAAGGTTACAAGGTTCACCATCTTCCAAGCCTATTTCACCACAAGGATTTGTACCAATTACATGCTTGTCATTGATCTTTTCGCCCAGACGACCAGTCTTGCGAATAAGGTCACGATTAATAAGTCCGTAAGGTTCACCTGTGCCATCATATCCCTTCCAGAATTCATCAATAATCTCATCATAAGAATCAGCAAAAATAGAGTTGTTAGAGTTGCCACGCCATGCAGGGATGTCACCCTTGCCCCAGTTCTTAGCGCGAAGATA